GCAGGGCGGTTTAGGCCGCCCGCTACCTGGCGAAGACTACATAAGCGCGTTGGTATTTTATACCGACAACTCAAAGTTGCCGTCGGGTTTTAGCACCACCGAACGGGTAAAGCTGGTAACCAGTCCCGCGCGTGCCTTGTCGTTAGGTATCAAAAACGACTATTCGGACGCGACGGCGGCCACCAGCACCAGCACCGTAACCGCAACCGGTGCAAACGGCGACACGATAACCGTACAGATAGCCGAACCAGGCCGCACGCTTACATTGGGAGTTTACACTAAAAGCGCAAGTGAAGCGACCGCGGACGCAGTGGCGGCAGCTATTGCAGCCATAATAAATTTGAACACTGCAACCTTTGTAGATGGCGACGGAAACACCGTAACCGTTGAACACGGTTACACGGCAACGGCAGACGGCACACCAGCCGGTGAGCTTATTATAACAGCACCCAAGAAAATGGGAACTTTCTTAAACACGAAAAGCCCCGTTTTTGCTGAAAACCCAACCAGTAGCACGTTTGCAATAACGATCGGCGCTTTTACTGGCGGTACGCAGTCGTTGCAAGCTGTATGGTACTACCACATCGAACGCTTTTTCAAAATGCAGCCTAAAGGCCAGCTTTACGTGGCGTTCTATGCCGTACCTGGTACGTACACATTTACCGAGCTTGTGAACGTTCAGAACTTCGCAAACGGTAAAATACGCCAGTTCGGCGTGTACAAAGACGGTAGCGCGTTAACAGCAGCTAACGTTATTGCACTGAACGCGGTTTGTCAGGACCTTATCGACGCACACAAAGAAACCGTAGCGGTTTTGGGTGCCGACATAAGCGCAACCACAGACCTTACAACTTTGCCCGACATGTCGGCGCAGAACAGCCCCTGGGTACTGGTTGACATTGGCCAGGATGGCGAGGCGCAAGGCTCTTTTCTGTTCAACACCTACGGTAAATCAATTACATCATTAGGTGCAACATTGGGAGCGCTGGCACTGGCTAAGGTCAACGAATCAATTGCCTGGGTTGCAAAGTTCAACTTTTCCGATGGCGTCGAATTCGATGTACCGGCAATAGCTAACGGCGACATTGTTGCAGACGAAAACGGGACGGTTGACGAAAATCTGCTTGATACGTTAGAGGCGCGCGGTTATACGTTTCTGCGCAAGTTTGTTGGTTCGGTTGGTACATACCGTAATGAAACCAGGACCGCGATTGCAGCCGATAACGATTACGCATACATCGAAAATGGCCGAACAGTTCAGAAAGCACAACGCGGCATATATGCGGGCTTACTGCCAGCATTAGGCGCGCCGGTTTTCTTTAACGAAGACGGCACACTGTCAGATTACACCATTGAGTATTTTCAGGAGCTTACCGAAAAGAACCTGGTGCAAATGGGACGGGACGGCGAAATTAGCGACTGGTCGGTGTTAATCGACCCAACGCAAAAGCCGTTAGTTACTGGCGAATTCATTGTTTCGGTTGAGATTTTGCCGGTAGGTGTAGCGCGAAAAATATTAGTTAACATCGGCTTTACAGTCGCAACCCAATAATATTATGCCACAACAACCTTTATTAATTAACGGCGTGAACTACGCCTGGGCAAACATAACACTGGCTTTATTTGGTGTGCCATTATACGGCATAACCAAAATAAACTATAAGAAAAGCCAGGTTAAGGACAATAACTACGGGTTGGGTAAAGAACCAATAAGCCGCGGTTATGGCATGGTCGAATACGAGGGCGACATTGAAATATATGTCGATGAACTTAAACGGCTATCCGCAGCAGCGCCAGACGGGGATATTTTGAAAATACCCTGGTTCGATATTCCGATCATATACAGCGGCGACGGCGTACTGGTAAGAACTACCACTTTAAAAGCGGTAGAGTTTAAAGAAGACCCTTTAAGTGCAAGCCAGGGCGACACAAAGCTGGTAGTTTCTGTTCCGTTGATAATCGGCGGAATTGTACACAAGTAAAAAAGAGCGAAAACATAACGGCCGGTAACCTGAACAGTTACCGGCTTTTTTAAAACAACAAACAAACACAAAAAGGTCATGGCAAAGAAAGCAGAAAATGAAAAACACATAATGGAGCAAACGCCCGAAGAAATTTTACAGCTTGCAATAGAAGACACCGCAAAAAAACTTGAAGTTGAAAAGGGTGTACCGGTTCACGCATTTGTGTTTTACGATTCCAAAGACACAGAAAAAAAAGACCCTGTTATCGGTTACATGTTTGAACCTGACCTAATGACTAAGATCAGGGTGTTAGATAAATCTAGTACATTGGGCGATTTTGCAGGCAGTCACGAAATGCTGCAATTGTGTCTTATTAAGGAGGCCAGCGATAAGCGCATATACTCAACTCAACGCATACACGATAAATATGTGTTAGGCGCGTGCCTGGAAGCGCAAAAAATGATACAGATCGCGTTAAGCCAGTTTAAAAAAAAATAACACGATATAATGTAACGAAGCAAAGCAGCGAGTTTTCAAAAATCGGTGCAATGCTTCGTTTCTATTCAAACTTTACTTTGGACCCGAAAAACATGTCAGACGACGAATTTTTCGAAGCATGGGGCCAGTTGTCGTTCGCACTTGAACAGACCGGCCAAATGAATAAATAATACCAATGGCAGACCAAACAGTTAAATATACCCTTACCCTGTCCGACCTGCTTTCCGGTAAACTTGAACAGGCGGACGCGAAGGCAAATAAATTCGACACCACAATGTCGAAGCTACAAAGCACCATTAACGGGGTAGCCGCCGCCGCCGGAATTGCCTTTGGTATTCAGGGCGTCAAAAGTTTTATGGGTAGTGTTATTGAGGCCGGCACAACCGTTGAAGATGCCAGGACCGGGTTAACTACGTTGTTACGTGATTCGGGCAAAGCCAACGAGGTCATTAAAAACACAATGGAAGATGCAACCAAAACGCCGTTTGCGTTTGAGGGGTTGCTTAAAGCCAATAAAGCATTGATAGCCGCGAACGTTGAAGCTGGTGAAGCCCGCGGCACAGTGTTAGACCTAGCCAACGCAATAGCGGCCAGCGGTGGCGGTAATGTTGAGCTTGAACGCATGGTGGTAAACCTGCAACAAATTAAGAACACAGGTAAAGCAACCGCAACCGACATTAAACAATTCGGTATTGCGGGCATTAACATATACGAAGTACTGGCCAGGGCCACCGGTAAAAACGCCAACGAATTAAAGGACGTTGAAATAAGTTACAAGACGTTGGCGCAGGCGCTTGCAATTGCGCATAAGGAAGGCGGTTTATTTGCCGGCGGACTTGAAGCAATGAGCGGAAACACCAGTGTACAAATTTCGAACCTGGGCGACGCGCTATTTCAGTTAAAGGTTCGCATGTTCGACGATCTTAAACCAGCCATTACCGCCGCGGTGCAGGTCGGAATGGACTTTATAAAATGGCTTAGCGACGGTTGGGAGTGGGCGAAGCGAAATAAAGACATGATAGCCGCGGTTGCTAAGGGTGTTTTAGTCGGCGTTGCAGCATACAAAGCGTACACGCTTGCGTTAAAAGCCAGTGTGTTGTGGACCAAAATCCAATATGCAAGTATTACCATATTGGGCGACGGGTTTTTAACCGCAAGCGCTGGAACTAAGTTTTTCGCGGGCACGTTACAGATGTTAAAAGGCGCGTTACTAACTAACCCAATTGGGTTAATGGCTGTAGCTGTTGGCGCGTTGGCGACTGCTTATTTTGCATTTAGCAAAACGGCAGACACCGCGCTAAACTCGAACGAAAACTTTAACGCGTCGTTAATGAAAACGGCCGGCATCGTTGACAAGGTGCAGTTAAAGTTATCTGGCGGCATCCTGGGCGGTAACAATGCCGAAATAATGGGCATGAACGCCGCGCAGTTGACACAATACCGTGACGACGCGCTTAAACGCGAAAAAGAACTGGCCGACAAGATCGCAGAAAATGAGGGCCGCATTGTCAACATGTCCAAATTAAGCATGAAGACGGGGACAATGCAGAATACCCTGGCAAATATTAAAGCCCTGGAAGACGAAAACAGGGTGTTGCAGGCAAACGTGGCAAACTTTGCATCTTTAAGAAGCCGCGCAGAAAAAAGGTTAAAGGAGTTGCCAAAGCCTAAAGTTGATTTAACAACCAATAACCTGGACTTAAAAAGCACCAGCAAGATAACAGGAAACAAAAGCGTCAATATTACAATTAATATTAACAACCTTATAGAAGAATTCACGGTTAAAACGGTCAACCTGGGCGAAGCTATGCCGGAAATTAAAGGCAAGGTTATGCAGGCTTTAACCAGCGCAATTAATGATAGTCAAATAATAGGACAACAATAATATGCCAAACAGAGATATACAAAGCATAGCACAAAGAATTGGACCAAACACGCCGGCGCAGTTCGTCGGCGTTGGTTCAACTACGGTGCAGGCACTGCTAAGAGCGTATAACATGCCACGTACAACGCCGGTGTACAAGGAAAACAACGAGTTCGATGGTAAGATACCCGCGGGGCCTTATGAGGACCCCGGTTATTATATTGGCTCGTTGGGCAATCCGGTTGTTGCAGATATTGAACTGATCGGCGGTACGTATTATAGCGAAGAAATGAGGCGAACCGTTAGTTATGCCGACGTGAAGCTGGAAACGGTTTTGGTTGCAGTTGCCAGGCCAAAACGGATTATAAAAACAGATATTACTGGCGGCGACAACACCGTAAAGGAATACATAAATAAAGACGACTGGCAGATCACTATTAACGGCGTCATTACTGGCGCTAACGGTGTTTATCCAACGCAGGCAGTAATGGCGTTGCATGAGCTTTGCGAAGCGCCAGTAACTATACCGGTAGTTTCCTGGTATCTGCAAAACCTTAAAATTTTCAACCTGGTAATTGAAAACTATTCGTTCGACCAGGAACCCGGCGGCATTAGTAAACAAAATTTCACGCTTAACTGCATAAGCGACAAACCAGTCGAATTGTTATTAGTACGATGAATGTACAAGGCATGTACCGCGTTGTTGGTAATGTTCGCATTGAACAGACGCCGAACGCCGATTTTCCAGACAGAAAGCGCGTTTTTGAATATGGCTTTTTGACCGAATACGAATGCACTGATTCGTGGACTAACCTAACGAATGAGTGCAAAATTGTTATTCCTAAAAACGTATATGTACGCGACGAAAACGACCGCCTGGTAAGCCTGGCAGGCACTAACGTAAATATAGGCGGCTTTAGTTCCAACGCGCCGTTATTCATGCGCGGGGACAAAGTGGCGCTAACGGTTGGGTATAGGCATTACGATAACAAGGGCAACGAACTGTTAACCACGTCGCAAATATTTACCGGGTTTATTCGCCAGGTCGGCAGCAAGATGCCAATTATACTAACCTGTGAGGACAATATGTATTTATTGAAACAAATACAGACCTCAAATAAAACATACCCGGCAGGCACAACGCTTGAAAGCATTGTTTCGGACATGCTAACCGGAACCGGTTTTACTGTTAGCGCGCTCACTAAAACAACGCTGGGCGAATTCACGACGCACAATGAAACGGTTGCACAGGTATTGGCCAGACTAAATAAAGACTATCATTTTTACGCATACTTTCGAGGTAGCGAACTGCGCGTGGGTAGTGTTGTTTATCTTGAACAAGACGCGGTTAATGCAGGCCGTAAGATATTCAAGTTTCAACATAACATAATTTCCGACGCCCTGGAATACAGCAGGACGGAAGATATTGAATTGTCGGCGATAGCTTATAGCATAAACGAAATAGAATTTCAGGGAACAACAAAAACCGGTAAAAAGAAAACGCGCCACAAGCGCCTGGAAGTTTTGGTAACCATTGGGGCAGGCGGAAAGGTAACCAGCTACGCCCGCGGGTTAAACGATTCGCGTAGTGAAATTGCGCCAAATGTGCAGGGTGAACGCAGAACGTTATATTTCTGGAACGTACAAACGAACGAGGCATTAATTGAACTTGCGCTGGCAGAACTAAAAAAATACTTTTACCGTGGTTTTACTGGCAAGTTTATTACCTTCGGTATTCCGTTTGTCCGTCAGGGTGATAACGTAGACATATTGGACCCTGTTTTGCCTGAACGTAACGGACGGTATAAGGTTAAAAGCGTTCGTTCATTTGGTGGCACAAGCACCGGTTTACGGCAAGAAATAGAACTGGAATATTTAATAACACGGCTAGACGCAAACGGCAACAATGTCAATTAAAGCAGCAATACAAGCCCTGGCAGGCACGAACCTTGCCGACGAAATACATATGGCGGTCGCAACCGTTAAAGCGGTTAATCTTGACGCGTACACTTGTACTGTTGAGTTGACCAGCGGAAACGCCGCGGTGTACCGGTCGAATGTTCGGTTAATGGCGGCCGTTGATGACGGTATGCTATTGGTCCCGGCAATTGATAGCCCGGTAATTATTGCGTGGTCAACCAGAAACCAGCCGTATGTGGCAATGTTCAGCCAGTTGCAAGACGTTTATTTGTCCGCCGACGGGGTTGTCACATTGCAGGGTAACGACTTTGGCGGACTTGTGAAAGTTGGTGAGCTGGTTCAAAAACTTAATAACCTGGAAAATAAAGTAAACAATATTATTTCATCATACAACGCCCATGTTCACACGAACCCGGAAGGCGGTACGGTCGGGCCGGCAAGCGTACCGGTAAGCGGAACTTTAACGCCAACCGTGAACGCGGACATTGAAAATACAAAGGTTGTTCATGGCATCTAATCAAGATATTGCGCTTTATAGAAATGATCTGTATGCCGCCGATGGTGACTTTGCGGTAATTGAAAGCGACGTGCAGCATGTTACCGATACGCTGGCCGCAATACCAGGATGGTGGAAAGAGAACCCAGCCGACGGCGTGGGGGTTATGCTGTACCTAAGAAGTTCAGGGCAGCAGCAGGCGTTAAGACGAAACATAAAAATACAATTGCAGTCAGACGGTTACCGCTCCGACCAGGTGCAGGTTTCTTTAGACATAAACGGACAACTAACAATAACACCAAATGCCGAAAAACTTTAACGCTGTTTTTGGTCAGTCAATATATGACGTGTGCCTTAATACATACGGAACACTTGACAACATAATTAAACTTTTGCGTGACAGTGGGCCGCAAGGTGTTAACGATATACCGTTTAGTGGTCAGCGTTATATTTACGACGAAACCAAAGTTATTGACCAACAAGTCGAACGAGTTACCACACTTAGCGGTGTGCTATTTGCTACACTTGCAAGCGCAAACGGTAGTTATTACATTATTAACCAGGATAAGCCGCCAGTTATAACACCACCTAACCCTGGCGGACCCGCAACACCACCAAAACCGGACAGTATGGGTTACGCATATGGACAGACGCAATTTGTTTCAGGCGCAGACGGCACAACGGTAATTACACCGGTTGACGCAGACGGAAACAGCATGAACGGTTACGACGTTATAGCGCTGGAAAAAGAGATAAGACCAATTGAGAACCTACCAGCACCGAACCAGAAATGGGTATGGAACAAAACGCTTGGCATTCTTACGCTAACGAATGGCGAATCTTTGGACGCCGGCCAGACGTTATTTATTTTGTATCAAAAACCAATATAAACAAACACATGAAGCGCATTTTATTTTTACTTGCCTTTGCAATAGGCTTTGTTTCAGCGGACGCCCAAACCTGGCAAAAGGTTGCTGGCCGTTGGCAGTATCAGTTCTTTCGGTCAGACAGCACATTTACGCCTCCGCAGGACACGCTGGCAATCGCGCCGGTTGGTAGTTATGCACAGGTCAATGGCAATCTTTTTTATAAAAATCCAACATGGAGAAAATATTCCAGACAAATAAGCGACAGTTCTTTTATTGTTGGCCGCGACACTATAACCATAAAGGGCACAGGGGGCGGGGCTACTAATTACTACAGCATAACAGACTTCGGCGCAGTTGGCGACGGCGTTACAGACAACACAAATGCTATTAACAACACGATTAATGCCGCTGCTGCTACCAAAGGTATAGTGTTTATACCGCCAGGTGTATGGGCCGTAAGGGCATCGTACAGAGATACGGCAGTGGTCTATAAGCCACAGGGCATAAAACTAAGGTCAAATGTTACAATTAAGGGGGCCGGCATTGGGAGGTCTGTAATAAAACTGGCAGATGTTCAGCCAGACATTACCATGTCAACGCCGTCACTTGGAGTGTTTGTTACTAACGGATTATTTTTTGATGTAATAAAGGGGGACACTGTATCAAATGTTGTATTGAATGATTTTAGTGTTGATTGTAATTACGATCACCAAGTTAATTACAACATTAATCCATACGGAAACCCGGAGTTGCACGAGATACCATTTATACAGAGTGATGGAATTAGGTTCAGGGGCGGGACTAACAATAGAATTTCTAATGTCAGAGTTGATAGCTGTGCCGGCTTTGGAATAAACATTGATAGCTGTACAAATTCGTTAGTTGAGAAGTGTATTTTAACAACCTGCATAAATGGCGGCGTATTAGGTTATAAGGCCGATGGCTCGGTTATACAAAACAATCTGGTTACAAACACCCATTGCGACAACATAAGGATATTGGTTAGTAAAAATATTTCAATATTAAACAATGAATGTTCCTGGTCTAAATTCAACCCAGCGCCTGGGCTAAACAATTTTGCCGGTATATATGTGCAGTCTTTTTTAGGTTACCAAATAACCGGCATTAATATATCTGGTAACAATTGTCATGATAATTCATCATTTGGGATAGATATATGGAACGGGTTTGATACCTCTACCATTACGCAGGCCGGCGTAAGTGCATTGATAAACAACAATACAGTAATGTATAACGCTAACGGCGGAATGGAAATAGCAATGAGAAATGTAAGTATTACAGGTAACGCCATATACAACAACGGCGCAAATTCAAGTAACACACAGGACCCGCAATTTTATAGGCCGTACGGTATCAACCTAAACAAAGCTTTTACGCCAGAATCAGACAATATATTAATATCAAACAATACATTTATTGATACGCGTGGGTATCAGGCGTATGCGGTCGGGAACGGCGGTTCTGGCTTATCTACGTCGTTAACGTTTTCAAACAATACATGTGTTGGTGGCACTGGAATGTTGCAGCCCGGTGTTATAGCATCAGTTCCGCCGTTTTCAACCGTTATAGGAAATACGTATAAGGCGAACTCTGAACTTGAAACAATATCGTATCTAAATGGAATTTTGAAGGTTAATTCTACTACCGGGGCGGAAGGAATAACAATTAGCGGTGTCAACCCTGCTCTTAGGCTGGGCGATGTTGGCGGCTCTGAAAAACATGCTATTGCAAATGTGACAATAGCAGGCTCTTATTTCACTGGCACCACCGATAACGATCTGGTGGTGTACGGAACGCCTGCGTCTAAAATAGTAATGGGATTTGGCAACACGTCTAACTCAACCATGTCTATTAGGGACGGTATGGTAGGCATAGGAACGATTAACCCATTTAATTTATCAGGAGCCTTTGGCGGTTCGAATCAAAGAACTAAACTTTGGCTAAAGAGCGATGATAATAATACCTACAGTTCGCTAGTGATTAGTGGAGGCTCGGGAGGTGGCGCGGCTACGATTTACACCAACCAGGCGGGGGCGTCGTTGGCGGCATTAGGTGTTACAGATGGAAGCGAACTTATATTAGCTAATTGGCAGACAGGACAAAATACAACTTTTTACACAAGGCCTGGTTCTGATCTTGCAAAAGCATTTGGGTATTATGCGAACGGAAACATAAGTACGCCGCTAGTTACCAGGGGCGCAAGTATAACGGACAGTTCTGTTTACATTAACCCGGCTACAGGAGATTGGGAGTATAGACGAGTGGGAAACATAGCAACTGCGTCACAGTCTGCTACTGGTTCGTATACGCATGACTGGAATCAGCAGCCATTAAAGATTGATTCGATTAGCTTTCTTAATCTAAACGGAACGGATGTAGTTTCTGGCAGAAGGCAAAATGTAAACATATCCCAACAGGCTAATACATTTACATTGCCATACCAAACACAGGTATCAGTAAGAACTTCTGACAATTTAACCGATTCAATTGTTAATAGATTTAGAATATTCAGTCAGATAACTGAAATGTCAACAAAGTATAGTGATAATAATGGGAGTAGTGCGATTTCAACATATAAGAATGCCACATCGTTATTGCCCGAGGCGGCTATTGGCGCTAGTGATGGCACGTTCCCGTCTAATAGAAACAGTTATATAAACGCAAATCCTACGCGTATATCAATTGTGGCACAAGATTCAATAACAATAAAAGGCATAGAATCGGCGGCATCTGCTGATACGGTTGTGGGGTTGATAAGGACAACGAACAATGAATTTAAGGCGCAGCGGGTTCCGATGATCAAGGTGTTAAAGGGCACGACAAATTGGACGCCTGGAACGGTTGCGGCGGGTAGCAGCGCATCGACTAACATAACGGTTACCGGTGCAGCACTGGGCGACCCCGTTAGTATCAGCAAGGCGTCGGGAGCTTACAGCAACGGCGAAATTTACGACGCGTGGGTGTCGGCGGCCAATACTGTAACGATCAGGGTGCATAATGTTAGCACAGGTTCAGCGAGTTATGGAACGGCGGCAGATTATAACGTTATTGTGCATAAGTATTAACGAAAAGCAATATCTTCGGTGGTAAATACCACACTAATACCAAACCGAAACCCGATGAACGAACAGAATATTGCGGCCGATGTGGCGCACATGAAAACGCAAGTAAATGAAATGTACACCGCCTTAATAGGTAACGGGATTACAAAAGACGGCGGCCTTGTCAAACGAATTGACGACATAGAGCAACGGCAGGAATTAATGGACAAACGGCAGGAAAAAATCGACAGTAAGCAAACGGTAATAAACACGTACATAAAATTATTGTGGGGTGCAGCGGCGGCAATCGTAACATCAATTTATTTTTCAATCACTAAAAAGTAAAACAAACATGGCAGACACCAAAAAAGAATGGGAACACTTAACATTTTTCGAAAAGTTTATGCGACTTTTCGTTAACAGTATCGGCATTTTAATTGCCGCATTCGTTACATACATGGCCTATTGTGTGCCGGTAGAATGTACCGGACTTGACCAGGGCGTAAACATTTACTGCTTAACGCATCCTGGAAGCGCGGCCGACGCAGTAGGATTTACCCTTTTATGGTTTGGCGCGTTCTGGCTTTCCGGCGTTTGGTCGCCGTTGTTAGCATGGCTTTCGCGTTCAGGTTCGTTTTATTTTGACGACGGCGCGGACGTTTGGGGCGTTATAACAAAAGCTGCATGGCTTAGTTGTATAATCGGCCCCGCTATTATTACACTTTGGTAAAACCGTTTTCCCTATGAAATTTTTAATGGAAATGTTGAGCAGCGGCGTAACAAGTCGCGCATCAAGCAAACGCGGCGCAATGGTGTTTTTTATCCTTCTTTTCGCTTCGGTTGTTATTACCAACCTGGCGACTGGCGGCCGCGTAAAACTCGACGAAACCCTGCAAACGCAGCTTTTTGAACTGGTAATTGTTACGATCGGCGTAGTGTTTGGCGAACCGTTTATTAAAGCGTGGCGCGAATATCGAAACAGTAAACCGCCTATTGATACGGATAGTAAAACTTAGTCTTTACATGGCGGTTTGTTTTGTTTGTTCAGTCCTGGCCTTCGTGCCGGGACTTTTTTATTTGCATCGTAATACGCAATGTATTACTTTCGTTGCCGTATGGGCGCAGGCACGAAAGGAAAGATCGCAACTTACCGGCAGCCGCAGCCGCCCATATTTACACACCTTAAAAAATAACTAAATATGAAGTTCCTACGCAACCCCAGCGAAAGGGTAAAAAACTGTACGTTTGTTTTTATTGTAATGGCAATCGTTGGCTATTGCTGCAACTCCGAAAAAAGAGTGCTAAAAGACGCCGACAAAACACAGCGCGTTGTAAATAAGTATCTTCAAACACATCCTGCACGAATTGACACGTTTTACAATTACAAACCAGGCGACACTGTAACGCAGCTTTTAGTCGGCTACGACACAACCATAGTACGTGACACGATCAACAGGCGCGACACGTTCAAGATCACAGAAACGAAGCTAAAAATTCAAACCATACACGACACTGTAACAAAAACAATTATTGATAATAAGTTATTACAGGCGTGCCAGGATGGACTGGCTAAAAACGACTACGACAAAAAGCAGGCAACATTGGATAAGCAAGCCGCGGAACAACGGGCGGCAAAATGGAAACTTTATTTTTGGTTGTCCATTATCCTGTGGGTTATCCTGGTGCTAGTGTTCGTTAAGATAAAGTAAGTATCTGCAACCATCAATCAATTGACCATGAAAAAAGATAATAGGCCAGAAATATTACTTTTAATAACTGGCGCGTTTTTCGTTGTTGCCTTACTGGTATTGTATTTTTGGGTTAAATATGTAAATCAATGATCGTAAAAACACTTATTCAGGTCGCGTTTATACTAATAAACTGCGCAATTGCCGCATATCAGGCGCACCGTTTCGACGTACAGCAAAAGCGCATTAAACACTGGCTTTGGTCAATTTACTACGCGGCAATGGTTGCCGTTACCTGGCCAATACACCATAATATGTATTTGATCGCGGCAATATCAACATTGCATTTGCCTTTGTTTAATACGGTACTTAATTATATGCGTATGCCGCGCAAACCGTTTTTTTACACACATCCCGAAGACCCGCACGGCAGCCTGGTTGACAAAATTTGGGGCGAAGCGTACCCGGCGGTGTTCTTTGCTTCGGCTATTTTTTACATTGTAATAAACTTTTATCTGTATGGTTCAGCCTAAAATTACCAGGGTTGAAGCCCTGGCCAGAATACCGGAACATTTCGCTAATCAAATATCCGGCTTTACAAACGCCCTTAACAGAAACGTTTTTATTGTTGCGTTCAGGGGTTATTACCAGGATACAATGGGTAAGCCTGGTGTTAACGATCGTGGCATTTATGACGATTGCATGTGTGTTGTGGCACCGAATTACTTTAGCACATTTAACGCGAACACAGACCCGTCTGTGTATCGGGATGCTGTTGTAGGGAATAGGCAAGGCATTGCAACACTGGTGCCTGGTTTGCATTACTTCAAAAAAGGCAAACACGGCATAAGCCGACCAGGCGGCGGTTATAACGCATTCAGGCCAGCGACGCCAGATGAAAGTTTGCCAGTGTGGCGTGACGGTTGCGGCGACACGATATATAAAGGCGTAGCAATCAACATACACCGTGGCGGCTATAACAGCACCAGTTCGGAAGGCTGCCAAACCGTCTACCCTGTACAATGGAACGAATTCCAAACGACCGTATACGACTACATGAACAGGTACAAACAGGACCTGTTACCATACGTATTAATCGACTGGAAACAATAATATTTTTTTTTATGGCAGTAAAGTTGAAGACCGGCCGGCGTTTTTACGCTGGCTTTTTTTATTTAAAATTTGCTTCGTAATACGAAACGTATTACATTTACGCCACAAAACAAAACAATTATGACCAAAGATCAGGCATTGCAGGCCGTTATGGCGCTCACAGATCGAAAAAAGGAACCGTCGCCAGTGTCTAAAAGTTCACTGGCTTACAAAACCGCAATCGCCGCCATCAATAACGCAGGCGTTGACCAGGTTTGCGGTAAGCCCGTAGGTTCTGGCAAATATTCGTCGTCTACTTCATGGCAAAAACAAACGTGCCTAATACTACAACGCGCCGGCGTTCGTTTTGAAATTAGCAATGTTGCGCCTAAAGGCGGGAACGCTGGCGACCGAATAAAAGTTATTTTATAACCCTCAAATGAATGATATAATGATTCTTACAGCTACATTCAAAAAGTACGACAGTGAAAGGGTAACCGGTCCGCGTGGCGGTCAAAAATGGGTTACATATGTAAGCGAAGTTGAAGACACTTTGCACCCCGTTACCGTTTCGTTTAATGGCGTAACCAAAACCCTGTACACAAGGGGTATGGATGCAAACAATGACCGCAAAACACTATACGAGGCCAATGGTGATTATGCGCTTGGGGTATGGCAACATGGTCGGTACGGCTCTAAAAGGCACCGTGAAGGCATAAGCATTTATAAAGGGCGCATTTGTTCGCTCGAATCGTACGCAAGCGGCCAGATAAAGGACCAGCACAAGTATTTACAATCAATATAACCCGGCCGCAAGGCCAAAAATCAACTTTACACCATGACATACGCAAGTTTAACGCACAAGCTAACGGTCACGAAGACAGGCAACAAACGCGGTAAATACCACTACCAGGTGGTAGAGAAGGCAACCGACAATGTAGTTTCCGAGCGGCACAGCAACCGGCAATACATGGCCGCAACGCTTGACGGGGGCAATTATTTCGGCCGGTTGGAACTGGCAAAAAAAGACGCGGAATTTAGACGACGGAACAACTACCCGGCTGAACGGATAGACGGGTATTACGCTATTGTTGAAGATATTAAAGCCTTTGACGAACACGAATAATTAACCAACGGGCGGCGTAATTGCCGCCCTTAAAATTTTACAACATGGAACAACTTACACGCGAACTTTTCCTTTCAGGAGTGCATTTTAAATTGCCTCACTCTAAGTTTGAGCGCTTTAGGTTTGATAAAAAACTTGAATGCCTTCTTGAGATTACAGGGCTTAAATTCAACCGGGAATGCCACAACGGGAATATTGACAAAGTAACAAAAAACGGGTTCAGGATATATTCGTCTATAGCTGGCAAATCTGTAACCGTATGGCGCAGTTTCGCAGACTATGTTATCGCAGAAACCCAGGCGCAGGAATGCGCAACCGAAAAAGTTTAAAAATACTTTGCGTAAAACTTGCAGCGTATTACGAAACGTATTACTTTTACATAGCAATAACGCACACATAAAAACGCACTTATGAAAAAATCGTTGACAGTTAAGCCTGGTGTTACAATCGCCCATATTGGCGGTAAAACAATTACTTTCCTTCGTGCAGGCATGAAGGGTAAAACCCTGGCCGCGTTGATGGCAAAGCACAAACAGAGCTTTGCGATTGCCCGCCAGGTAGTCGAAACCGTTACAATCTAAGTTCTTTTTCCCGGCCAGGTCCCGGCCTGGCCTTATTCCTTAACCTTACATTTACATTTTATGAAACGTATTTTTACGCCCGACAACATCGTTAAAGCTATTGCAATTACACTGCCCCTTATCCTGGTCGCTATTTATTTTGCAGGTCACTGGTATAAGAGATAATAAAAGGCACGCGCCAGGCGTTTACCTGGCGACACCGCCCAATAGTATAATGGTAGTACATTCATGTTTCCGGCTCGTTCCCGGCGTGAAAGGTGTCTGGTTCGATTCCACCCTGGGCGGCATTTTGTTTTTTTCATAATCAGGAGTAGGCGCAACGGTTCGACCGGGCGCACATATAACCGGGTGGCGAAGTTGGCAACGCGTGCGCGAACCTTTAGGACGCGCATATATGGAACCTTATAACGGGTTGCGTATCGCAGGTTCGACCCCTGCCCCGGTTTCATGTTATTGGACGGATTCTAAGTAACACATAGACGCCAACGGTTCGGCCGGGCGTTTTTCTTTTTAAGTAAACCCTTATATATATGAAAACTAAACCTAAACAGTACAAAAGCGATATTCAACGGCACCGCGACACGATCGGGTACAGCCTGGCATGTATAAGCGCCGGCTTGTTCGCCCTGGTGCTTGTGGCAATCTTTTTATTGCCGGTTATTTGGTACGTAATACATAATGTAATACTTTTGGAGCCATGAAAGGTAGAATTCACAGTAAAAAACTTACGATCGGAAAAAGCAACGACGAGCCGCGGGAGGTGAAAACATGCCGCGTCGCCCCGGCAATATGGGCGGCCGCCGATGAACTTTGTGAAGAGCAACACGAATGCGGCGTTTCGTCAATCATTGAACAGCTTATCGTTTCTTATTTCGGACTAGACACTAAAAACCCGCCCCCCGAATGGAAAAAACGTTTTCCTTTGCTTTTCCCAAAAAACGGATAGACCCAAACAACGACCTGTATTTTCTTGTTGGGGAAATGCAGGTCGAAGCGGTTGCCAGACTATTCAAAGACGGCACACTGCGCACAGTAGACATTAACACCCTAACCTGGCGGAATGAAAACGTAACAACGTTTGTTCTTAATTGCTACCCTGACGACTGGGAAGCAATAAGAAAAGCCGCCGAAAACCATTACCCTGTTACACATGTCGCCCGCAAAGAAAGTTCCGATCATTGTGCAAACGGTTAGCGACTATTTCAATGTAACGCCTGATATTGTACGTAGCAAAAACCCAGTAGACGCGAACGCCTTAGAGGCTCAATTCGTAGCGATGTACCTTATTCGCTACCACACCACTTACACGCACCGCCACATCTACGAGTTATTTGGTTACAGTTACGAAAAAAAAGGCATTCAGAAGATAGCCGACAGATTGCAGCATGAAAAAAAGCTGCAATTAACCATTGATGCGCTTGAAAATCAATTGCAAACCAAATACAAAGAATCATGAACCAGTACAGAGTGCCAACCCTGGCAGACATTTACGCTGATGACGAGACGGCGTACAAAAACGACGAATTCCAACGCTTACTAAACAGCGACCCGCCAGCGCACTGGATTAAGACACACAAACAGACGGGAATTCGATATTTGCCCGTTGATAAGGTTGAAATTTTGCTTGATCGAATTTACGTCGGCAGATGGCGGCGCGAAATTCTTACCGTTCAGTTGTTGGTTAACGCCATACAAGTAACTGTTCGTTTGTGGGTATTCCATCCCGTTAGGCAAGAATGGACGTTTCACGATGGCGCGGGCGCAATGTCTATTCAATTAAAAAGCGGCAGCGCTCCCAGTGATTTAGCCAACATTAACCACAATTCAATACAAATGAACACGCCCGCGGCTGTTTCGTATGCATTGAAGGACGCCGCCGATAACCTTGGCAAGATATTTGGCCGCGACATTACCCGTAAAGACACCGCGCCATACCAGCCGGCTTTCTTAGCGGACCCTTACAGCAATGAGGAAACGAAAACGCAGCAGCAAGAAATAATCAGCTTGTTGCCGCCGCCACCGCCGTCATTACCTAATCACTTGCAAAATTTAACGCAAGGCTTCGACGGTCCGCCGGTTGGTAATGTTTTTATTCAACCCACAGCAAGCCAGGCGACGTTCAACCAGCAAGCAGGACGGGCGCAATATCCCGGAACTGATCGGCAACCGGTTGCAGTAGAAACTACCAACCAGGCACACCAGCCGCAAAATAACGCGTTTAACGCCAACATGTTTGCGCCTGTTCAACAAACGCAACAAGTAGCCGCAGCCAGTAACCAGTCAATAGTTTTTTAACCCCTAAATATTACCCAGTGGATTTTAATAAACTTCAATTATACGCCGGACAAGCGCCGGAGCTTGAACCGCAGCGCCGTGAAGCCTGGTATTTAGTCGGCCGTGGTAAAATGGTAATGGATGCCGAACTACAAAAACACGCGTTGGCAATACAAGGCTTTTCGAACGGATGGCAAACGATGGCACAGCCAGCCCTGGCCGATGCTATTAAAAAATGGCGCGCAACTCATTCCGCCATGACTGAAGCCCGCCAGGAATTCACGCAGTACATAGACGAGGCTAAGAACCAGTGCATGAGTGTAGAACGTGAATATGACCCGAAGACGAACGAAACATACAAGGCCATGACCGCGCTGGAATTGAAGCTACGCGAAGCGGAAGCCAATAAGGTTAACGAGGCAAACGAGTTGATTAATGAAACGGCTTTATATAAGGCGCACATGATAAACCAATACCAGGAACTTGCATGTGATTATCGGGATAAGTTGCGCGCACTGGTACACGATACGTACACGCTTTGCCTAAAGCAAAAAACGCCGCCAGAAAACGTTCAGCCAGCTATCAATGCGTGTGTTGCTGCTATGCGCGTAACAATGCCTAAAGAACTTGTTAGGTACAAACGGAATAGACTAAGCGACGCGGACGCCTCGGCGATCGTTCAGAACTTGCGCCAACCCAGCTACGCCGATATTTTTAACGAGTACTTGAAAGAGCTTAACGAAAAGTTTTCAATGTACGCTAACGACCTAGCGAATGCTGAACAAGCGCTGGCGAACCAGGTCGAAGTTTTCGAGGTTCAGAAGTTTGAAGACCACGTAAATGACCAGGCCGAAAAGCAGGCGAACGAGTTGTACATAAAGGCCACAACGCAAGTGCTTACCGCCGCGCCAGGTGTTAAACCGGTTACCGAAACATCTAAAATAAAGATCGGCGAAAGCAAAGAATGGGCGGCTATTATTATTGCCGCGTTCCTGGCGAACTTTCAAAAGTGCATCGAAAAAGTACGTGTTAAAAAAGACAAGCCAGATTATTCAACACTTAGCGTTGAACGCATGGCCGCCGCACTTGATGCCGCACGCGTTTATGTCGATGGCGTAGAATACGAACAGATCAAAAAATAATTTCCAATAATCACACAAAACAAACAATCATGTTACATTTCATCGTCATCTATTCTTTTTTCGCTTATTTGTTTATGTTGGGCGTAATGTCGCAAGACACAAACAAAGAACTTGAAAAAAAGGCGTTTTGGCTGGCACCGATCTTTTTGCCGTTCTTATTGGGCCAGATCGTAATCGCTCACCAAATCGTCAATAATGATATTATAGGCATTATTAAAAAGCGCAAAGCGATAGAAAAAGAGAACGAAGCGACTGAAAAAAAGATTTTTGAAGCCCTACAACGCGACCTAACGGAAGCGCTTGAAAGAGAACTGCGCAGGCCAACGTCTGCGCCGCGTTCTGGCGGCCTTAGTTGATTAGCTAAGGATTTTAACGATATGATGCAGGATAATAAACGAAACCCTTTCAGTTATTAAGTAAAATGATTTTCGGGCATACATGCCAGAAATGCGGCGGGACCTGCGAACCTTTCCTGGTGGAAATCGGGCAGGTCCTTGTCGTTTCATGTGGCCGATGCCTGGCACATATTAGATACGGCCACATATACGAATACCCGATTTCAGATAACATTAAAGTTGCCATATGGGATTTATGTCTGCACAATGAAGAAATAGTAAAATTACTATTCAACGGCAAGACATACCCGCGGCGCGAATACTGGCGTGTTTATTGGGAACTTTCTCACAAATACCACGAAACATTTGGTTCGTATTACAGAACGTAATACATTTGTGTTGTTACAGAGCGGAAATAGGGACCTGATTTGTAAACTAAAGGGGCGGGACAACCGCCCCGTTTTTTACTCCACTTATGCAAATATTCGACGTTCGAATTTTGGAAGGCGTACCATTCGACGAATACCTGACTTTACCAGGTCTTAGTTTCAGCGGGACAAAAAGCGGCGCACCAGTCAACGTTACCGAACGTATGATGTTAGGCACCAGGGTACACACTTACCTTTTAGAACCTTCTAAGTACGACGGACAACATTACAAGATCGTTCGCGCTATTGCTATGGAGGTTAACAAAAACCTGGGAGCGCTAATTAAAAGCGGCAAGCGCGAATTAACGGTATTGTGTACAATGGTTCACCGCGGGTTTTACCTTTATTATAAGGGCCGTGTCGATCTTTTCGCCGGCGGCATGATAATCGACTTAAAGGTGTCTGAACTTGAAATTGTTGCAGCGATTAATCATTTCGGTTATAACCACCAGTTAAATGGTTACGCAGCAGCATTGAGCGCGAAGGCATCCGTTTTATTTTCTATTAACCCAAAGACCTTAAAAGTACAAACCGCCCCTATACCAAACAGTGTTACATATTGGGAACGCGTGGTTTTACAGTACGGCAAACCGATATAAAACATGTACACAGAACTACAGCAGAAATTTATCGACTTAATAAAGGCGGGCAAAAGCGTTGATCTTTCCGGCCTGGCCGGCACTGGTAAATCGTTCATTGTTAAAGAAGCGATAAGGATATTAACAGAAATGGGAAAGAACGTGGCCGCGTGTGCGCCGACTGGTATTGCAGCCACAAACATAGAAGGCCAAACAATCCATTCACTTTTCAAGATACCGCCGTTCGGTATTATTGATTTTCAGGCGTGCAACTACCTGAAGGAAAACAGCCGCGACGTTTTAAAGCGTATAGACGTTTTATTTATAGACGAAAAAAGCATGTTGCGACCTGACCTTTTAGACGGTATGCACTATACACTGAAGAAAAACGGGTTACCAGGATTAGACGAACGCCAGGTTATTTTCGTCGGCGACATGGCGCAATTGCCGCCCATTTATAACGACGCAGAAAAGGTTATTTTACGCCAGCACTACGACGGCGAAACCTTCGTTTATGCAAACGTGTATGCGCGCCTGAAGCCGGTAAAAGTTGAGCTTACCGAAGTTATGCGGCAATCTGACCCGGAATTTATCGCAGCCCTTAACGAAACCAGGGCGGGCCGTAAAACTCCATATTGGGCGCAGTTCGTACACACTGAAACGTCGGGAATTGTGTTAGCGCCGCACAACTTTACGGTTAAGATGTACAACGACCAGGGATTGTTCGCGCAGCCAGGCGAAACGCGCACATACGTTGCCGATATTTCCGGCAAAATGAAAATCGACGACGTTCCCTTTGAAGCTGAAATAAACGTGAAACATGGTTGCAAAATAATGTACCTAGCCAACAGCAAAGACACGCCATTGTGCAATGGAACATTAGGCACGTTTATTTACGAGCACGACACTGAATTTATACGTGTTGGTAAATTAGATTATCCGATCGAACGATGCAAGGTGGTTAAAAAGGAATATGTATATGATAAGGCAAACGACCGCCTGAAGTTGGAAGAAACCGGAAGCATTCGACAACACCCGTTTAAATTGGCCTACGCTCTTACTATTCATAAAAGCCAGGGCCTAACCTTTGACGACGTAACGGTGGACCTTAGAAAGCCGTGTTTTATGAACGGCCAGCTTTACGTGGCACTAAGCAGGGCCACAGGTCCAAAAGCCTTGCGCTTAATTGTAAATTAATTTGTAGCTTTATTTCACCTTAATAAACCCCGAACTGGCGGGAAAACCAGCCCTAAATTTTATGTCTTCACGTTTTAACGGTTCTATCTGTATTACCGACCTGGTTAACGCGGCAAACATCCAACACAGCAGCATGAACGTTTCGCAGAAAAACGGCAAGCTATACGCGAATGTTACTATCTGGCTAAATGACCAGCCAGATGAACACGGTAACATCATGAGCTTTCAGCTAAACAGTTCACAATCTGGCGAAGCCGGCGACCTTCAGAAAACCGGCGGTAAAAAAGTTTATATCGGAAATGCAAAGCCGCCAAAGGCACCCGCACAGGTTGCACCACAGCCTGGCAGCGTTCAGGTAAACATGGGCGCTTATGGTCAAGTAACCGGTCAAGCCGCGCAGCCGCAGCAAGGGTTTGGCGGTTTCCAGCAGCAGCCACAGCAGAACCAGCAGTGGGGGCAAATGCCACAGCCACAGCAAGCGCAGCAAGGCGGCAACCCCTGGCAGCAAAACCAGCCGCAGCATAACCAAACCTTACCCTTCTAACCCGTACACCCGGGTGTACTCAACCAGCACCCGGGTAATTTTTTCCTAAATCGAACCTGTTTCTATCTTCCAAAGAACACGACACCAGTATGACCACTACCCAACAAGTAAACAATGTAACCCTGGCAGGCTGCGAACTTATAGCAGCACAACGCGAACGCCAGGTAATAGACTTCGACCACTCCATTTTAAACGACGCATTAAAGTATAAGAACGGCGAACTTCTACACGTCGCCCTGGCTCTTATACACGGCAATTATTCGTTTGCGCCTGAATCATGGGCCAGAACTGAAAAGCTAAAGGCCATGATGGAAAGCGGCGACGTTGAACGACTAATATATGCCGGCACTTTCATTGCTGCACAGATTGACGTTTACAACCTACTTAAACAGATTGACGAAAGCGTAAAAAGCGCAAAAAACAATGTGTCAGAAAACAAAAACGAGTACCCGCAAGCGTACTGGGACAACCTTACCAACGAAGGCGGTTGCGAAATGTAATACTAAGTATTGCAGGCGTCCCGCGAAAAAAGGTCGTTTTTGTTACCGTTGTCAACATGAACACAAAAAAGAGCGTAACCCATACCGTTATTGGTATGGCGTGAACAAACGAAACGCCAAACGCCGGGCTTTGAAAGCTGGCAATGGTAAGTTTTGGTATGTCACATTCGATCATTGGGTTAAGTTCTGCGACGAAACCGGTTACCTGGCGTTAAAGGGCAGGCATAAAGACGCGGCCAGCGTTGACTGCCGTATTAACGAACTGGGTTATGTTGACGGAAACATTCGGCTTTTGACCGTTGGGGACAACGCACGCAAAGGCGCAAAGCGCGTTACCTGGAACTATGTTACCAGGGAATGGGAATTTATTCCCGCGCCGCCTTTGGTAAGCATTGTGCCGGACGACGAATTACCATTTTAAAAATTTAACTTTTATGGATTTAAAAGAAACGGCCATCGTTTTGGCCTGCGTCGCCGATGTGCTTTTATTGTTTCGGTTGTGCATAGTCGTTGATAGAAAAAACAAAGCGATTAAAAAGGCCGAAGAAAGCGCCAGGCTTATGGAATTGTCGATTAAAGGGTATGAAAGGGAACGACTGAAGCTAAAAGACGAAATAAGCGAAATGAAAACCGGCTGGTTCCCTGCAACATACAACAATACCCGAAATAATTACCGGGCGAAATTCAAGTTCAGGTATAGTAAAAGTAATGTAATGGAGCAGATAAAATACTACACTGTTCACGGTCCTGTGTTTCATTATGCTGGCCTTATTGAGTTTAGCGAGCTTTACGTAAAAATAGACGTTAGTTAAATGTACGAACTTGAACCATACCAGGAACAAGGCGTTTACGCTGTGGCGTCAAAGCTGGCCAGCGGCTTAAAAAGCGTGCTGTTTCAACTGGCGACGGGTGGCGGCAAAACCGTTGTGTTTTCCGCTATCTGTCACCGGTATGTCGAAAATACGATGCGGACCGACAGCCCCCAACGTGTTATTATCCTGGTACACAGAACGGAATTGTTGCAGCAGACACGCAAAACACTTTTTAAAGGGTTCGGCATCAATGCGCAGGTAATAAAAGCCGGCATGCGGTATATACCAGAGGCGCCGGTTTACGTGGCAATGGTTGAGACTGTTAACAAGCGCATAAGCCAGTTAAAAAACATCGGCCTTGTTATTATTGACGAATGCCACCTGGCGAATTTTAACAAGATGCACAAACACTTTCCAACACAGTTAATTATCGGGTTCACGGCTACACCGCTGGCGGCCAGCCGAAAAAACCCGTTAAAGAACTTTTACCAGGACATTGTTTGCGGCGTCGATATTCCCGAATTGATTGCACTTAATAAGCGCAATCCCGAACGCGGCCTGGTGCAGAATATTACCAGGGTGCCAAAAATTACGGTTAACCGTAAAGAACTGAACGACCATTTAGACGCGACCACCGGCGACTTCAATGTCGATATGATGGCGCAGGAATTCGGTAAGCCGAAAAATATTCAGAACACGGTTAACGCGTACAAGCAGTATGCCGAAGGCACAAAGGCGATTGTGTTTAACTGTAATATCGAACACAGCCTGAAAACAATGCAAGCGTTTCGGGATGCCGGTTACGACTGTAAGCACATCGACGGGGAAATGCCGGGTTCGGTTCGTGACAAAATACTAACCTGGTTTAAGAACACGCCGAACGCTATTCTGTGTAACGTTGCAGTACTTACCGCCGGGTTCGATGAACCGACCATTGAAACGGTTATTATTAACCGAAGTACTACCAGTTTACCGTTATGGTTGCAGATGTGCGGCCGCGGTAGCCGTCCAACGCTAACAAAGGCTATGTTTACCATTATTGACATGGGCGACAACGCCAGGCCGACAGGTGGCGGTTTGGGTGACTGGTGCGACCCGCGGGACTGGAATAACATATTTTGGAATCCGCCGCCGCCTGGAAAAGAAGGTGCAGCACCAGTTAAGGATTGCCCGCAGTGCGACGCCATCGTAAGTTTGCAGGCTAAATTCTGCCCTTATTGCGGTTACATGTGGCCGGCAAAGGCGCAGCCAGTAGAACAGCAGATTGAAGAATTCGTAATATTTACGCAGGGCATCAACGTTGACGAAGTGATCGCAACACACAAAAACAAAAAGCAATATTTCCCGTTTTTCAAGATCGGCGAAGACCTGGCCAAATTTGCTTATGCGTCAATAACTGATATGGACAATGAAAAGGCCGAACATGTACTGCGTGAATATTTTAACAAGGCTGAAACATGGTGTATACAGGCCGGTAAACCCTGGAACGACTGGCACCAAAAACGCGCACGTTCGCACCTATTCGAAAAATTAAAAGAGCTTTACCCGAATTGGGAACACTCAAAAAACTAAACCAATGAACGCCCCAACGACTTACAAACCAGTAGAAAACCTACACCCTAGCCACAGCAAAAACCACAAACTTGTGCGTGTGGCGTATAGTGTAGGGTTGACCAACATCGTTATAACCAAGTACGCAACCAATGACAGAAATGCGTTTAACAAACGTGGTTGGTATTTGGATTGTGACCAGGTAAAAGGCTTACACCTGGGCTTTGAGGTGGCCGAATGCGAAGCCAGGATAAAAAGAGTAATAACCCCTAAATACAAATAACCATGACTTTTGCAGAATGGGCTAGTAAATTCAGCGACCACGAAAAATTCATTTCGGCAAACCTGGAATGTAACAGCGACGGCGATTTTTCCGAAAATGGCTACGAAATTATCGACGGAATGCCCGAATATCTGTTAACGTTACAGTTCGTTAGCGGAAAATCGAACATTGAATTACAGTTCGAAGGCGACGACGTAGACGACATACTGGAACAGGCCGACGACCACGTAAACCTGATTTTGGTAACCTCAACCGTTTAGATATGACATGGACACAGTTGTTAACTCGAATATGGCATAACAGGAGGCTTTTACATGCTGAAATGAAACACGACGATTCAGTTCCAGGGAATAAAAAGTATATAATTATATTCTTTATACTTGGTTCAGGCGGCAATTTAATTAGATTAAGTACTGAAGGCTATAACCTTGCAGACGCCATAGATCAAGCGTATGAACTTTTTAATTTAATTGCGTCTGACCATGTACTTTAGACCCGGTTAAACCTTATATTTATAGCCCCAAATTTGTAGCTGAATGTTCATATTTCCCAAAATCGGGTTTTACCCGCACATATCGCACGTATCAAGTAACCAATCCATACCCCTTGATATGTTTTTGCACCAGATAAAAGAAGGGGATTATCAAGATATAGTTTTACCGGTTCGTGCGACACAGGACAAAGACAAGCGTAAGTTTTTAAAAGACCAATTACCCAGTGTTACGTTATCGGGGTTGTTTTCGGCCAGGTACGACAAAGACCTGTTAACCCATTCCGGGTTCATCGGCGTAGATATTGACGACCTGGGACCGAATGCCGAAGCGTTCAAAGACATGATAGCAGACGACCCGTACACATACGCCGCATTCGTTAGCGTTTCGGGTATGGGTGTGTGTGTTATCGTGCAGATTGAGCCAGACCGCCACCGCGACGCATACCTGGGCATAGCGAAATACTACTTAGAAAAGTACAAACAACCAATTGACCCGACGGGCATAAATCCCAGCCGGCCGCGATTTATTTCATACGACCCGCATATCGTTTGGAATACTTCGAGCCAGGTATTTAAAAAATACTTGCCAAAGGAAAAGAAAAGATCAATGCCGCCGGTGGTGTTCGTGCAAAACGAATTCGACGACATTGTGCGCCAGCTTATCGAAAGAAAGGTACAGTGTTGCGAATCATATGCCGACTGGGTTAAAATTTGCTTTGCATTGTGCGAAAGGTTCGGCGAAGCCGGCCGTTCTTATTTTCATGCGCTTTCCGCTGTATCTGCTAAGTATAGCCCCGAAGTTTGCGACAAGCAGTATACCGTCGCGTTAACTCATAACGACGCCTGGGTAGGCGAACGCGCCACCCTGGCCACTATTTACTGGCACGCCAAAAACGCCGGCATTTCTATTGCCAGCGAAAAAACCAAACAGATAAGCGCAGCAACTACAGCGCTTAAAAAATCGGGGTTAAGTAAGGAAATTATAATACAAAACCTGGAAAAGTTCGAAGGCATCCCGGCCGCGGATAGTTCACACATTGTAGCTCAAGCGTTCGATAGTGGCGGCGATTTTCACAACGATGAAAGTTGTTTAATTGATAGCTTGCTGGCATGGTTACGCGCAAATTACGACCTGCGCTTTAACCTCGTTACCGGTAAGCTGGAAAGCAACGGTGTTGCATTACGCGACATTGAAGAAAACACGATCTTTCTAAACGCAAAGCGCGTTTTTGACGATCTTAATTTTGAACTATTTAAACGCATCATTATGTCAAGTAACATACCACACTACCACCCATTTAAGGAATGGTTCGAAAACAATAAGGACGTTGCGCCGAACGATGAAATAATGCGGTTCTGGCGCTGCATACCGGTTGAAACCCAGGCCGAATTCGAACGAATGGTTTTTTTCGGTACTAAATGGCTGATGTCAATTGTTGCCAGCATTTACGGCGACCCGTCGCCCCTGGTCCTGGTATTGGCCGGCGAAAAGCAAGGGACCGGCAAAACCGAAGTATTCCGCAGGTTGTTGCCGAAGGAATGGCGCACGCCGGTTGACTATTACGCCGAATCAAAACTTGATGGAAAGGAAAGCGACGACGCGGTTTTGTTATGTACGAAGCTGTTAATATTAGATGACGAATTCGGCGGCCAGTCCAAAAAGGAGCAGCGCCGGTTTAAGGCGTTAACATCGAAAGATACGTTTAGTGTTCGCCGTTCGTATGGCCGCAACCATGAAGACATGAAACGGCTGGCAGTACTGGCTGGCACCTGCAACGAGCTTGAAGTCTTGAACGACCCAACGGGCGACCAGCGCCGGTTAATTCCTGTACATGTTGTCGATACGATCAATTACCAGGAAATGAATAAAATTGACCGTGTGGCCATGTGGGTAGAGTTGTTTCGAATGTACCACGCCGGCGAAAGTTATAAGATATTGGGCAGCGATATTGCGGCGCTTTCAGTCGATTCTGAAAAGTTTACCGAATATAGTATGGAGTACGAGCTTATTAAACAGTACTACGAAGTGCCGAAGGGCGCAGCAATCGGCGTGCAAGAATTGAGCGCCAGCCAGATTAAAGTGGCTATCGACGCAGCCAGCGGCCAACGCACGAACCTTTCAAAGATCGGCCAGGAATTGAAACGGCTGGGATTTACACAGGAAGTTCGTAAGCGTGACGGGAAAGCGGCCAGGCTTTATTCGGTTATTGATCGGCGACCAGGCGGCGGTTACAGTCCGTTACAGGGAGTTACGACGGTTTTTTAAATCGGTGTAACCGGCCTAACTCCCTTACTCTTATTACTTTATATACTATGGTTACACTGGTTACAGTAAAATATAGTATATAGAGTATTAGAAAAATAAAACGGGTAGTAAATAGCCCTTTTAAAAACGCATATTTAGCGTGTGCGTATTCCTGGGAGCCTAAAGAGAAAATGCGTTTTTTCGTGTAACTGTGTAACCAGGCTTATAACTACATGAAACATACGCAATTACACGGTTACACGGATTTTACAGTTACAGCACTTTTAAAACAAAACCTAAATCATGGGCAGAAAATCGGCCATTTACGAGGCAAACAGGCTTACAGAAAAGAAACGATCGTTTCTATTTCTTATAACATCTAAAGTTGATGTGAGGGCGCAAAGAAACGTCTTTGTGATTGCCAACGACGCACAAGATGCACAGGAATATATAAACGAAACGTACCCAATTTATCATTCTGAAATTATGGCGGAAGCCAAAGGAGGTATAATAATATGAACGCATACATTTATAACGTCGGAATATTTGGCTGCCTAAGTGGATGGCGACACGTTCCAGTGTTCGCAGAAAATAAAGAACAGGCAGACGAAAAGATAAAAGAGGTCTGCCCCGTCGAACACATTGAACTTATCGACACTTATTCTGGTGCTGAAATTTGCAGCCTGTCAAAGAAAAGCAGTTCTACCACCATTGAAGTAGAAGACAGCGAAATGTGTAAGGTAGCCGTAACGATAATCAGTGAAAAGAAACTGAAACCGGCGGAAATACAGCAGTACATAAAAGAAAAATGGCCAGGAACCGAAAGCTGGTCTATTTTATCACGGGGCGACATAATTGAAATAATATGAGTGCAGGACAACACGACAAATTGCAGGCGGAGGCGTACCAATGGGCGCACGACACATTTCCACAGATTCGCGGGCATTTATTTGCGGCCAGGTCTGAAGTTATACGTCAAAAAGGCGAAACGGACCAGCAATTTATGGCGCGAATGATGCACTTAAAAAGCATTGGCCACAGGAAAGGAATTTTAGATTTACACCTGGATATGCCGGTAACCAATATACGACCTGGTGCGCCGTATGAGTTTGACGCGAAGATTAAACCCGATTATTTGAAGCCGGCACAGCTTGAACGTATCGAAATGATGCGTAAGTGCGGCGGTGACGGTTGGGCGTTTTTCTCATTTGAAGAATTTCAGCGTATATTTGAAAGCGTTATGGTTAAACACTTCGGCAACCAGCTTGAACGTTGTTACAAGGTGCCTGAAATTAAAAGGCCGCCTGAAGACGATGAAAGAAAACGATGGATAGCCGAAATGAGAAAAAAGGCGTTTGAATAAACAATGCAATTCATTTAATGCACAATAAATATATTTAATATGTCTGGAAAAAGAGGCGGAGCCAGACCAGGTGCAGGACGCAAACCCGTACACGATGAACAACGTGTGCGGGACCTGGCAATTAAGGCTATTGTAGCCGTTCATGGAACCGAAGACGCCGGTTTTGAATGGCTGCTAAGATCGCAGGAACCCAGCCTTGCAAAATGGGTATACGAACATGCGTACGGTAAGCCGAAAGAACAAATCGACCTTAACAGTAAGGTGGAACAAACGATTATTATCGACGTTGACGACGACGAAGACATGGAAGACGACGAAACCGACAATGTAGAGGAAACGACCGACGATGAACGGTACGACAAGGAAAGCGAATTATTAGACGACGAAGACGACGAATAAACTATGGTAGTTAAATTTCGAAAACGGTTATTCTGTAAAATATTCTGGCTACTAAAGGCGGCGTTCGAAAACGTCCGCCTTCGTTTTATTTGGGTATACGGCGGCTCGTCGGCATCCAAAACATATAGTGTTGTGCAATTGCTCATTCGTAAAATGATGGAAGGGCGCGACGAAACCGCAATGGTATTCAGAAAGTACAGTGTTGACATTGAAGACAGTATTTACACCGACTTCAAAACCATTATTGATAAATGGGGGTTAACCGAAAAATTCATTATTCAACACCGGTACATCGAATATATACCGACCGGTGCCTATATCCGTTTTCGCGGACTTGATGACAGTGAAAAGATTAAGGGGTTAAGCGGTTTTAAGCGCATAGTGTTAGAGGAAATTAGCCAGTTCGCACACAGCGACTTAAAGCAGATACGTAAGCGCTTGCGCGGTCGCAGGGGCCAGCAAATAATTTGCATATTCAACCCAGTAAGTGAAGACCATTGGATAAAAAAAGAAGTATTCGACAAAGCCGGTGTACCTCAATTTGTACCCGAAGGCAAAAACTTTGACGACCAGGCGGGAATGTGGGTAAACGATAAGGGCGAAATAATCGACACCGGTATAGCCGGGTTATGGGTAAACGAAAAGGGTAACATGGTAGTTATGAAAACAAACTACTTAGATAACCCTTACATAGTTGGTCCATTATTCACCGACCAGGCCACGATCGACGATTTCGAAGACGACCGAATAAACGACCCTGAATACTTCGACGTTTACGGCCTGGGTAATTGGGGTAAGATCAGGACCGGCGGCGAATTCTGGAAGGACTTTAAAGACACCAACAAAACAGATATAGGATGGTGTAAGGACCAGCCGATATTCTTAATATTCGATGAAAACGTTAACCCTTACTTGCCGTGTCAGGTATGGCAGCTATACAGCCGCGGGCGGTTTGTCCGCATTAAACGGGAACTAACTAAGCAACACCCGGAAATATGGAACAACCAGAATATTAAGTACCTGGCGGTGCAGATAGATGAAATATTTCTGGCCGACCCGCTTAACCGAACCTGGCATGTTACCGCTGAATTCGCCAGGCGTTACCCAGTTGAAGATGTGCCAGCGCTGAAGATCGGCGGGGACCGTACAGCGATAAAAGAAGACACGAAAAAAGAGAAGGGCGAAAACTTCTTTACTGATATAATGGCCGAATTAAAGCCATATGAGCCGCACCTGAAAATGCAGGGCGTTAACCCTAGCGTTGCACAGTCCGGTAAGTTTGTGAATCGGTGTTATCGTGCGCCAGATAAAACAGGTATAGCGATATTGATTAACCGTAAATGCGAAAAATCAATTCACGACTACCAGTACATACAGGAATTGAGCGACGGAAGCGGGTACAATAAGGACCGTGTAACCATAAAGAAAAAAGACGGCACTAAAATGTCTTATGAGAAGTTTGGCCACGCGTCGGACTGTAAACGCTATCTTATAACAACCAATTTCCCGACCGAATACGCGGAATTCCTGAAGGGCGGCAAGAAATTACGGCCTATAACTGGTACGAACACGTCAAAAAACAGTTACTAACGGTTTCTAACGACCGTTTCGACCGTTATTCCTGGTTAGTAACGGAAATATTTACACGTTTGTATTATAATACAAAGGATATATGAAAGTAATTAGCGTATATTTGTTATAGTGAAAGGGGAAATATAAACCTGTGCCCGTGCAGTCGGGGACCTGATTAGCTCAAACGAAAGGTTACGCAGACATACCGGAAGTACAACGGGTTGCCGGAAATAGGCAGTGTTTGCGTAACTCTTTTAAATCTGCCCGGTAGCATAAACGGAAATGCGCCGCCATCGCCGAACAAGCAGCGGAAATATTGGTTCGAATCCAACAGGGTAGCAAAGACGCCGTAGTTTAAGCACAAAACCCCAGCCGGTTAAGCTGGAAATGTAAGGTTCGAACCCTTACCGGCGCAGGAAATTGAACAGGTGGTGGAACTGGTAAACACAACCCGCGTTACATCGGGGCGTCCGGGGTTAAATGCCGGCGTGCGGGTTCAAATCCCGCCCTGTTCGGTGATATTTTAGGGGTTAGTACATTTATCATTCTTTGCAAGCAATCGTTTAGGAGCAGAACGGACCGGCGTTTATACGCTGGTCCCTTTTTTAAAACAAACACTAACGGACATGGCAAAGCGACTAAGTAAAAAGAAAGTAAAGCAGATTGCGGAAATATGGGCGGCGGGCTTATTATTGCAGGCTGGCATTGACTCTTTTAGTCAAGATTGGGGCGTTTCTAATGAAGATCAAGACAGGGTATTGCGCGAAGTTGATATTATAGCTACCAGGCTATTAAAGGGTAGAAAACAACAGTTTACATTAAACGAGGTAATAAAGAATACAATAAATAAATAATGGGCTACTTAACACCAGGCGACTATAAAAAAAGTATTCAGGCCGATAATCTTAACCAGGTTATCGGCAATGACCCGTTTGTGCTGGAAGGCGCAGAAAGTACCGCGGTCGAAGAAGTAAGAAGTTACTTAGTTCAGAAATACGAAGTGGACCAGGAATTTACCGACACGACCGCCTGGTCGAAAGCCGATACATACAAGGGCCAGGAACGCGTTTATATAACCGCGCCGTTATACAATACACTGTCAACTTATAGCGCAGGCGACTACGTGACATACCAGCCGAACCAGGCGCAACCGGTCGTTAATGTATACCGTTCACTGGCCGGCAATGTGCCGCACGCATTTGTGCCTGGCGAATGGGAATTAATATCGCAGCAGTATACAATATATAGCCCTGTATTACCCGCACCAGTATTCGATAATATGACCGTTTACAATCCTGGCGACGTGGTTTTTTGGCGCGACAAGGTTTATACCTGCGTGCTGGCGACTAATACAATGACACAGGAAGCGGCTTTGCAGTATTACCGGTACGAAGACGTGCCGCCGATAAATGTTTTTCCAGACGACAAGATTAACGGCGCGCTGTATTGGGGGACCGGCGTTGCATACAGCATTGCGCCAGGCGTAGAAATAACCGATACAACTAAGTGGGTTAAAGGGGACAATCGGTGTAAGCAGGTAGTGTTATGTGTTGTTTCGCTTACGCTATATTTCGCACACGCCCGCATAGCGCCGCGAAATATTCCCGATCTGCGTATCGACGACAAAGACAGGACATATAAAACATTAAAGATGTTTGCCGAAGGCGCGACAACACCAACATTGCCGATGAAACAGCCGCGCCAGGGTGCGCGTATTCGTTACGGCGGAAATGTTAAAAATAATAATACGTACTAATGAATTGGCATCAAACACAATCTTATCTTTTCTTACCCAGCAACCCAACGCAGGGTAATAACGTTAGCCCTGCAACACAGCGGGACAACAGTCCCAAAGGCATAGCGCGCAACTTATCCAATTATATTACGCCGGTGCAACTAAGCCGCATGAAGGCGGACGTTTCAGAATGGCGAAGGGCAGTAAATGAGGCTGAATTAGCGTACAACCCACATAGGGTTCGTATGCAGCGTATGTTCATAGACACCATACTTAACGGCCACGTCTTTGGGTTAATGGACCAGCGCAAAGACCTTACATTGTTAAGGCCGTTTGAGTTTGGTAAAAAACAGGGTAGCAAGTGGGTTAAATCGGAAGACTTAACGCAGGAATTCGAAAGTTATTCATGGTTTCAGTATTTTATCGAATATGCGCTTGACGCGTTATTTTTCGGCTACTCTTTAATTTCCCTGGGCGACATAATCGACGGTAATTTTTCTAACTGTGACATTGTGCGCAGGTGGAACATTAGCCCCGACCGCGACCATGTAACACATACCATTTACGCCATAAGCGGTAAAAGCTGGCAAGATTCCGACACCATGCCCTGGCACGTTTGGGTGCCAACAGCTAACGGTAACGGCACATCGAAATGCGGTTATGGGCTATTTTACACAATAGCGCTATACGAAATATTCCTGCGAAACACATTAGGGTTTAACGGGGATTTCGTCGAATTATATTCACAGCCTTACCGTGTTGGTAAGACCACAAAGACGACCGAAAGCGAACGCGCAGAACTTGAAGCAGCGATAAGAAACATGGGTTCGAATGGCTGGGCTATCATTGACCCGCTTGACGAAATTACCTTTCTTGAAACTAACCTGGGTGGTACAGGCTGGCAGGGTTACGACAACTTCGAAAAACGTTGTCAGGCAATGGTATCTAAAATTGTTTTAGGCCATGCCAACGCTATGGATGAACAGGCCGGCAAGTTGGGTGCAAGCCAGGGCGAAGATAACCCGGTCGAAAAAGCGAAGCGCGCGAAGCAAATTAAAGACGGCCGCTTTCTGTTGCCTGTAGTAAATACGCAGCTTTTGCCGCGTATGTCAAAGTTTGGGTTCAAAATACCTGAAGGGTACACGATGAACTTTAACAATGACGCCGAAATGAAGGCAACCCGCAAGGCCGAAGACGAAAGCAACAAGGTTACGGCGGAAATAGCCCAAACAATGAGTAACGCCGGCCTGGAAATGGACGCCGTATACTTCGAACAACGCACAGGCATACCCACAAAGCGAACCGAAGTACAGGAGCCAGACGAAGACGACGACGTTAACGGCGATATTAAGCCGAAAACAAAGACGAAGGCAGACAAGGCTAAGAAACTTAAAAATATGATGGCTGAACTGTATGGCAGAAAATAATATTATACGCGGCGTGTTTGATGGCACAATTGACCGGCACAAATTGCCGGTCAATTACTATAAATCATTTCGTGACCCTATGCTTGAAGCTGTGAAAAAGGGTTTCGGGCGCGACGCGGCCAGGTTCGACGATCTTTACGAAAGTTTGCAACTGAACGCACAGGCGTTTGCAGGTGCTAAAACTTATAACCTGGTTGGCGAACTGGAACTATTAAAGGACATGTCGGCAAATTGGGGTGAATACGAGGCAAAAGCAAACGGCATCGTTAGCCAGTTCTTTACGTGGGGGGAAGCCGAAATAAACACGGCGCAGCAGCAGGCCAGCCAGGCCAGGCAATGGGCTATCATCGAAGACGACGCCGACCTGTTCCCGTTATTGAAGTATAGCACAATCGGCGACGCCTGTAAGATATGCGCACCACTTGACGGTATAGTCGCGCCGGTTGGTTCGCCTATATGGGTTAAGGTTTACCCGTGCAATCACTATAATTGCTATTGCATCGTTACACAATGGGCGGCCGGTGGCCAGGAATTGACAGATAAAAAAACACTTGCGGGTATTGTTAACGGTAGCACAAAACACATGTCGCCGGTGTTCATGTCCAACCCTGGCAAAACCGGAAAGATATATACGGCGCGCCACCCATATTTTGAATCTGTACCCAAAGACGACCGCGGCTTTGCGAAAGAAAATTTCGGTTTACCTATCAAGTAAGTATATTTGTTATTCAAATTGTAAACCTAAAACGTATTGTTATGAAAGAAGACATAGAAGTGCTTTTATTTGGCGGTCCTTACGATAAAAAAGGCGCTCGTATAACCGAACAGGAACACCGGCGCGGGATTGCGTTTTTTAATGAGGGCGACGAATTGCTGGTGTATGCCAGGGACAAGCAAAACCTTTGGCGCTGGGTAGACCATAACGCACTGCCGGATGTTCCAGCAACAACTGGCCGTATAGTCTGGTATATGCCAACCGAAAAAGATGCAGAATTGATACCAGGCATTGATTTTGGTGCCGACTACAGAACAAACTATTTACCGGCAATGGTTGTGCGAGCTTACAAAGACGGAACAGTTAATTTAAAGGCGTTTGGGCATAATGGTATTGATATTTTTGTCGAAGATGTGCCGTTTAGCAATACCGGCAAGTTCAGAACCTGGCGCTGGCCTATTAAGTCAGAACAGGAACAGTTACGTGAATTTATAGGCACCTTTATGTAAATATTATTTCCCGTTAACCTTAAACCGTCCTATCTATGGCGCAGAACCCGTTTAAATTCGGTGTTATTATCAAGCGTTACGATTCTGTAGCGCTTGATATGGTGCGCGAAATAGCTATGGCGCATAAAAACCATTTCTTACAAACATTTAAGAACCAGGCATGGGACGGTAAGCAGTGGCAGGAAGTTAACCGACGTATACCCGGTACTAAAGAATATGAATACCCGAAAAAGAAAGGGTTAAAACGCCGAACGCGTCCTATATTAGTGGGTAAGGGCCAGTTAAGACGCCAGGTAAACAGTTCAATTAAGTTAATGAACCGGTCGCGTATAATATTCATGGTTGATTTGCCTTACGCGGCTGTACATAATGAGGGCGGGACTATAAGAGGCGGCAAGAAATTGGCAAAGCGCCAGTTCATGGGACAAAACAAGCAAACAGATAAGTTAACTAAAGACATTATTAAAAAGTATGTTAATAAAACATTCAGATAGGGGCCGCAGGCATAACCCGCAATCATTGAGCGACTACGAACGGACATACAACCGCGCTATTGACCTGGTAAGCGAAGCCGTAGGCCATGCTAACAAGGTAGAAACGCGCAGGGTTGCCGCCGTTAGACTAAAGCCGACATTTTGGCGCTTATTTGTTGAGGGGATGCGCTTGTTGATGGCAAAGCAGGGCGTAAAGCTGGAAGACGCAACCGAATTTACCTTTGAAGGCTACAGGGTTGTAGAGGGACCGCGCAGGCAATACAACAGTATCGAAATAGAATATGTTGAAAACGCATTGAACCCGAAACTCTTTAATTAATGGCCAGCAGGAAACAAGTATTACAGGCATTGTTAACGAAGGTTAAGGCCGACTTACCACAATTTCAAACGGTACGCGTTTGGAATAACCAGATTCAGCGGGAAAAAGCGGGCGAATACCCAAACTTTGCAAAGCCTGCGTGTTTTGTTCAGATCATTGTGAACCCTGAATGGGGAGCGTTACCAGACGGTGTTAGTTCGGCCGACCTGGGCGTCGTTTTCCATATCGCCCATGAATATTACGACAACAACGAGGGCGATTTTGAACAGGACCTGGTCGTCTTTGACCTGGCCGACCAGATTATCGCGGCGTTTACCCTTCATAAGTTGCCGGCATGTGGACCAATGACAAAAATATCTGAAACACAAGACGAAGACCACGACAATGTATATTACTACCAGGTAGGTTATTTGTGTCACTTCTTAGATGACGTTGGAGCTAAAAAGTACATAGAAACAAATATGGTTGAAAACGTTAAGATAAACGCGACAATAAAAACACTTATTCCATAATGGCCAGGACAGTAGCCCAAATACAGCAAACGATGTTGGACGCGGTGGCGGCCGACGAAATATTAAAAGACCAGCTAACCAGCCAGAGCAAACGCGCAATATACCGGCTATGGACATTTATTGTTGCCGTAGCTTGTGCGGTTCTAGAACAATTGGCCGATGCCTGGCGCGAAGACATTGAAAGTACGGTGGCGGCCGCGCCACCTGGTAGCCCATTGTGGTTACAGGACCAGGTTTTTAAATTCCAGTATAGCACATTAACGCCGCAGGTTGTACAATTAATAAACCTTGCACCGGTTTACCCGATCGTTGACGAAAGCCTGCGTATTGTTACAAGGTGTAGCGTAACGACCGACATAAGCAACACCGTAACCATTAAGGTAGCGAAGGGCGACACGCCGGCACCGCTTGATAGCCTGGAACTTGCGGCTTTACAAAGTTATGTTAACACGATCGGGGTTGCAGGTCCCGACTACAACGCAGTATCATTAGAGGCCGACCGCGTTTTCGTTGAGGCCGATATTTATTATAATGGTCTGTTTTCTTCTGTCATTAAGGGCAATGTGATATTGGCAATAGAAAACTACCTGGCCGGAATTCCGTTTAATGGTCGTGTTAAGGTTGACGACTTACGCCAGGCCATACGCGCCGTAAGTGGCGTAAACGACGTGGTATTTAAAAACGTATCGGCCAGGGCCAACGCGTCGGCGTTTGGAACAGGCACCGCGCTTGTAATAAACAATACCCTAGCCAGCCGGTACTGGCCTACGCTTGCGGGTTATGCTATAACCGAAGACACGGCCGGCGAAACACCATCCGATAAGTTAAACTTTATATCTGAAAAATAATGCACCCAATGAGCGATAATAAAAGAATGTACGCCGTTTGTTCGCATATCGGTATACTTTCCGCACTAAACCAAAGTTTTGTAAAAGCAAATATTGAACTTACGTTGCAGGCCGAAAGCCTGAAGGCCGCAAACGAAAAACTGGAACAGGCGGCGGCGGCACTGGTTAATAACATTGACCAGATGAAATTCGCATCGTTCCCAAACTTAGACGTTAGAAAGCCTTACACAGATATAGGCGGCAAGCCGTATGCACCAGGTCTTCGCCGCGGGAAAAACTATACACCACCAAAAAAACGACGTAAGTAATGGGTATTTTTGACGTGAATTTTACGAAAATGGGCGAACAGCTTTTGCCGCCCGATAAGCGTATGCCGATGCAAAAAGCATGGGTTAAAGCGATGTTGTTGCCTGTTCAATGGTTACGCGACATATTACTGGGTACATACAGGTTAGGCGCAACATATAACCCATACCTTACCAGCACCACGTACAGCAAAGGCGAACGGGTAATTTACCGGTATTCGGTATACGAAAGCCTGGTGAACGGAAACTTGAACCAGGACCCGTTAAACACAAGCTATTGGATGTTAATCCAAAGTAATTTTATAGGCGTTGACGAACGCATAAAATATAACGGTCATGTACTAACGTTGACATATGCACTAAATAAATACTTTGGTACTACATTTCGCCAACCGCCGAATATTTCCGACATTTACCTGGAAGCACACACGAAACCGAAAGATGTTTTTGTTGTAGGCGGAACTGAAGCAAGTAGCAGTGTTGTATATGCGAACCGAAGTACCGAATTTGTAATTAATTCGTACACTTTTGCGGACTTCAAGAATTTAACCATATGGGTGCCGGTTGCTGTGTTTGATGCCTTAGACACGGACCCGAACAACCGGGAACAAATTATTAGGAACTTCGCCGACCAGTATATCGTGGCCGGCATTGTATACGAGGTAAAAACATACTAACATAAAAGTACATGCGTAATTTAAAAACATCGGACATTACAACGGCGGTCGGAATGCCGATAAAGGGCGGAACGCTTTACCATCTGCAACAAGCGTATAAAGAAGCTATTGCAGAAGCAGCGAAAGGGTTTATCGGTCCCGGTTACAACCCCGGAATAATGTATATATTGAACGGGGTTAATAATTCCGGTTCAGGTAGCAATTTCAATATTAGCGCTGGCAGCGTGTTTTATGCCGGTGAAATTTACCTGGTTGACGCCGCGGTGTTTACGGCTGGCGGGAGTTTAACCGCCGTCGCTTCGCTTGATGTTACATACTACACAGGAACGGAAGCCGACGGCGTAGAATTTACCGACGGTATAGTCAGGAATGTACACGAAATACGTAAAATAAAGTTTCAGGCCGGGAGTATTGGCAGCGGTTTGTCGAATTACTACGACTGCGTAAGAATAAACGCAAACATTCCGCAGCTTAACCTAACCGGTGGCGGTATCGCTACGATTGGCGGCACATACCCGAATCTAAGCGTTAACGTTCCCGCGCCACCTTCGCCTGGTAGTGTTGTACTTCAGTCTGGTTTTATCCCGATCGGCGACATAAATAGTTCTGCCGACTTAGATGCAAACACGGCGCTATTGTCCGGCGGTAATAACGGCATGGCTGGGTATTTATATACATACCCAACACCGCCAGGTACATCTAATTACTTTTGTTTGGTTGTATTGCATAATAACGGAATAACCACGCAGGGGGAAATGGGGGTTAACGCAAGCTGTAGTATTCAGTTAGGACAAACAACAGCTACGCAAATGAGGTTTTGGATTAGTACGAGCTTTACAACCAACACGCAAGACCTTTGGGTTAGATATATATTATTTGCACTATAAAACACGTAATTACAATGAACGAAACAGTTAAAAAGGTTTACAAGTACGACAACCGCGTGCAGGCTGTTTGCAAGCCGTTTGTTGTAACTGCGATAAAAATAGAGGCAGAACAGACAGGGGTAAGCGAATCAAGTATTGCGGCACGGATTTTGGAAAATCATTATAACGCCCAAAAAACACAAGGGCGGCAATCCAAAAACACCTATTAAAAACCAATTAGCCAGGCCGCCCGCCTGGCTTTTTTATTCCTTTCTTAATTTTTCTTACTACGAATTTTAAAACATTTTCGGTTAGTCTGTAACGTTGCGTAATGATGTACGCCATAAACGTAGACAGCCGTGAACCAATTATGGTTATTGACCGCCAGATCGGTGGTTTTGACGATGACGGAATACCAGGCATTAGCGGCGCAGAATTCGCCCGCGAACTTATGTACCTGGATGGTTTGGGCAAAGACCGCATTCAGGTTTGGATTAATAGCCCCGGCGGCAACGTTATGGAAGGTTACAACATTTATAACGCCATCCTTCGCAGCACTACAAAGGTTGACACTTATTGTATCGGTATTGCGGCAAGCATTGCAGCAGTTATATTTCAGGCTGGCCGTAACCGTATTATGAACGAATACGGCGTATTAATGTACCACAACCCATTCGGCAGCGACAGCAGCGACGCAATTACCGCCATCCGAAACAGTGTTATTAAAATGATATGCGGACGGTCAGGCATGGACGAAAAAAAATGCGGCGCAATGATGGACCGCGAAACGTTTATAGACGCCTTAGAATCTAAGGGCCTGGGATTGTGTGACATAGTAGAAACCAGCGCCGGGTTTAATAAAAAAAGGCTTTCACCTGTAGGGGTTGAGAATAACGCCGCGGGTTATTATAAGGACGCAAAGAACATTTTCAATTCATTACTCACTAATAAAAACCCGAAAAAAATGCCGGATTTTTCTAAAATAGCCAACAAGTTGGACCTTATCGACGAGGCCAGCGAAAGCGCAATTTTAAAGCAAATTGAAAAGATGGAAAACCGCGCCACTACAGCAGAAACGGCGCTGGCGGACGTTAGGAAACAACTAACCACAAAGGACAACGAAATCGCCCGTCTGAATGGTATTATAAACCAGGCCAACCAGGACAAAGCAGCCGCCGAAGCCAACGCCGCACGCGTTGAGGTAACAGCGATTGTTAACCAGGCCGCTGAACTTGGCAAGATCAAGAACGACGCCGACACTAAAAACCGTTGGATTGAGCGCGGAATAAAAGACAAGGAAGGTGTTACCGCCGACCTGGAAGGCATTCCTGTAAATAAAACCGCAGTTAAAATTCAAAACCAAACTAGCACAGGCGGAACAGTAACCGGCGGCGCTGATTTGGGTGGAATTAAAAACGCGGCTGCCATTGCAATGGCGCAGGTGCAAAACAAATTAGGCGTTAAATAATAAGCCCGTACACCAGAAAACCAATTTTAAAAACCTCATAATTATTTTATAATGGCTGAAGCGCTAGTAATAAATGATGTATCGTATGCCGGTGATGTTGCCGCGTATATGTATACACGCGCCGTTGTAGGTGCCGACACTGTACAAAAGGGTTGCGCCTACGTGAAAGATGGTATAAAGAAAAAACATACCATTCCGCGCATTGAGGTTTCGAACTTTATTCAGAAACGCAAAGCCGTACCAACAAGCAAGGGCGCGGTTACCGTTGACGGTAAGGTGCTGGAACCTAAAGACCTAATGTTGTATTTCGAGTTTAACCCGCGCGACTTTGAAGCGCACTGGTATGCCGAACAACTTAGCCCAACTCTTTTAGACCGTGAATTGCCGCAGACCGCAGAAGCGTTTATGATGATGCAAGCAATGTACCGTCTGAACGAATTTTTCGAAATGCACACATGGCGCGGTCGTATCGACTATGACCCGGACGGCAATAACGTTAACCCTACCACGAAGGGAGCAGACGCCGGCGACGCCGATTATTTTTACTTTGACGGTATTATCAAGAAACTGCTTGACGATGCAACCACCATACTGGCGTCAACGCCCGCCATCCTGGTAGCAGGAACCGCTGGCGCAGGTGAGGAAAATATCGGTACTGCGTTTAACCGCGTGTATAAGCTGGTGCCTAAAGCGCTGTTATACCGCTACGGTGTGAAAGGGTTAAAGTTTATGGTTTCTTACGGAACCCAACAGGTTTACGAAGAATTCCTTACAACTACAACCACGTTCAAAAACAACGATACCACCGAAAAGAGTATCAACAAGTACAAGGGTTACGAAGTAGTGCCTTTGGCTGGTATGCCAGACAACACGATCGTTGTGTGTATTGCCAACCCTGATATTACTAGTAATATTTGGATTGGATTGAACAGCGTAGAAGACCAGGAAGCGTTACAGCTTGCCAAGTTGCAGGCAAACGCCGAATTGTTCTTTGTAAAGGGATTGTTCAAAATGGACACACAGACCGGTTTTCCTGACCAGGTTGTGTTATACACATCGTTGACCGCTTAATAATCCGTACCATATAAAAAGGTGCAACCCTAAAAAGTTGCACCTTTTCAAAATCATTCACCTTTAATTTTCTTTTATACATATGTCAACCGAAGCACGTTACCCATTGGCTACAGCACCCAACGAAGACAACAGCGGGCGCATAGTAACCACACAATACCAGGCACCAGCATACGCCGCAACTATTGCGCTGAAGCTGTACGCCGCAAAAAACATAGTTAAAGTTGCCCTGTTAACCGGTGCTTTGACAATGACGGCTGAAGTTACGCGCCCGAAGATCGGCGACACGTTAACGATATTGTTCCTTGCAGACGGAACAGCCCGTACCGTTACGTTTAGCACTGGTTTTGCGCCATCGGCCACCCTGGCAATTACCGCAAGTAAACGCGCAAGCGCTGTGTTTTGCTTTGACGGTGCCGCATGGGTTGAAACTGGCCGCGCAATACAAGCGTAATACCGATCAACAACAAACTAAACACACTTAACTTTTTATAACGTCATGGCAAAGACCACTAACAAACCACAGGCACCAGCCGCGCCTGCAAAAAAGGCTGAAGAAAAACCCGTTTCGAAAATTCCGCAGGCCGTTATCGCAAAAGTTCTTGAAGCCGTAGCCATAGCGCAGCCACACGCCGAATTTGTTTATGTGAACGCTAAAGGTGAATACCACCTGCACCCGCGCAAAGGCTTTTTGAAAGTTGATGCAGAAAGCGGCGAAGTGGTAGACATTAGCGAGCGCAAGGTTAGGCCGATGCGCGTTTCGAACTACCAGCCAACAACAGCCGAAAAAACGGAAGTTGAAGGCGAAGGCGAAACCGACGACGAAGGCGGCGAAGGTGCCGGAGTTATCGACGACGGAAAGGAGTTTTAAACCCGGTTTAAGGACCAAATAAAAAATTATTAATGAACGATATTCGTTTTAATCTGGC